GAATTATAAACACTTGCCTTAAGACTCATAGTAATCGACAGCGTTTGCTCAGAACCGTTAGCATCAACATACCCGATATCTGCTGTGATGTTCTGCATATCAGCAGACTGTAAAGAATATTTGGCATTGTCACTGACCCTGTAATAGGTTCTAAATGACCCCAGTGGTAAGTTTGAAAAATTTCCGTCTCCAAACACCAAGTCGATTGTGTCGTTATTTTTTGTTACAACGTTGTAGATGTCTCGCACACTTTTTGAAAGTGAATTATAGATTGCATTGTTGCCAGACAGTGATGGGACCTTTGTCCAAATTTTATTCAATTGTCCGAACTGGTCCAATCCATACAACCAGACGTCTGTGTTATTGATGTTGCTTACGTTGATGCCTTTAACATAATTGGTGTTGGCAGTGTCAACGTTAAAGTCGGTGCTTTGCATTGATCCTTGTTTGAAAAGAAAGAAAAAACCTGTGTTATTTGAACTGTCACCTGAACCATCGCTCCTATAGGTGTATGTTATTCCTGTTCCTTCTACTGGATCTGCTTCATAAATTGAGTCTGAATCATTTATAGACGATGGCACTATCTCAAATGATCTACCCACTCCGCCTACTGTTTTTGAAAAATTAAAGATGGGCAATCCGTTCTGGTTTGATGCCAAAGTATATACTTCTGTGTCTACCCCGCCTATCTTATCTTTTTCTCTTGGCTTTCCAAACAGTTGTCCTGTTTGGTTTGCGGCGTTCAATATTGATATAAACTGTTCTCTGTAATTGGAATTTGCAGAGTCATTCCATATTACTGTTTGGTTTGCTATATTTGTTCCTGATGAATCTGTTACATCTTGTGTTGTTGATACAGAATCTATTTTGAGTAAACCTGTTGCTGGTCTGTTTCTCTTTGCATTGTAGTTGATTAGCCTTGCCAATCTTAAAACGGAATTTCTTCTTTCTGCTGTTTCTAAAAAGTTTTCTCTGGCGTTCAAGTCTACTCTAAAAGATAATGCCTGTGCGATGTAGGCTATCAAATCTATAAGAGCAACATACTCAGAACTTTCTACAAAATCATTGAAGTCGTCGGGATAGTTCTCCTGCAGATACGCTACCATTGTTCTTCTAAGCGTTTCAAAATCGTAACTTTTGAAATCTGCCTGCTGGAAAGACTGGTAGATCTTTCTCCAATCTTCCGAAACTAATAATCTGTTTTGTCTATCTGTTGTGGCCATACTGTTTGTATGGATATTTATATATTAAATTAAGTGCGTACTTTAAGATAGGCGCAATAGCGAATTTTCGTCAAAGTTGAATTGCAGTTTTTCTGTTATATTCAACGGAACATACGTGATTGTGGCTTGAATTGCTATGCCCTTGTCGGCCTCAGTAACTAATATCTCCTGAGTGGATATACGAGGATCAGCATTTAGATTGGCAGTGACATCCTCGATTATGGCTTCTTTGAGCCTGTCTGTGAACGGTTCGAACAGGGCATCATAGATTATTGTGCCGAAATTTGGATTTTCAACTCTTTCTCCCTTACGAACGCTTAATCTGTTTATTAAATCTTGCTTTGCAACTTCAAAGTCATACAATTTGAAGTTTTTCTTGTCCGCACGTGAGCTGAATCCTCTGAAGGTCGAACCTGTGGAACTTGCTGAACCTGAACCTGAATCTCCGTATGCCATATACTATATTTACTCCCTAAAATCTAAAGAAACTTCTCACCGCACTCACAGCCGATGCTACGTGTCCTTGCACAAAACTCATAACCTGATTCTTAATGTTGTTTTTGATCAAGTTGTCTATGTTTTTTGCTTTGTCTTTCAAATCCAAAAGTTTTTTGGCAGTCACGTTTACATTTTTGTTTAACTTAACAACCTTGCTGAGTTTCTCTGAAACTGCCTTTACACTAGGTTGTTTTAGTAATTCATTTTTAATCAATTTAAGTTCCGTTGCCGAAAGTTTTGGACTGTCCTTTTTGATTTGGGCCACCATCTCATTAATAAGTGTTTTCTTACGTTGGTTACTGCTCTTTCTGTCGTATGGTTCGTGTGTGACAAATTCTGATACTGTTGTCCTGTTCTGTACTTTGTTTGTTTGAGGACCTCTCTCACGGATCTCCTTGCCAAACTTGTCCTCACCTATTGCTTTTGGTGGTCTTATCGGTGTGCTACTATCAACGTCGATCAATCCATCTGTGACTTTGATTCCTACTGCGTCTGGCTTCAACCATTTCGGACCCCATGAGCCACTTGCCCCAACGGAGTTCATGTGTACCTGTGATCCTGCAAGGTCTATCCTCCCCGCGGCACCGTGCAGTTGTGTTCCGTCTGTGAAGGAAGATATACCGTCCCTGCCAAAAGTCCTTACGGATCCTCCTTGCGAAGAACTTAATATTCCTTTTTGACCCATTGCAAAAATGTATCCTTCTGCGTTGAGATTGACATGATTTTCTGCTGTGAAATTTAAACTGCCTGCCGCATGGAAATTTATGTTCCTTTCCGAGTGCAGATTGAAATCTAGATTTGTCCGCAGATTGATTCCTGCATCAGAGAACACACTGATTGTGCCATCCTTCTCCATTTCTATGAATGCCTTGCCGGATCCGTTGGCTATGTACACCGTGCCTTCGGTGTCGTGCATCAGTATTTGATGTCCTCCTGCTGTACGTATCCTGGTCAGTTGACTCTGTCCTGCTTCATCACCATCATCCATTACAATACTGTGTCCTGGGTTTCTGTCTGTCTTAACTGGTGTTTTTTCAAGACCTATATTAACTTCCCGTGAATCTGATCTTATGGCACCCGGTGTGCTGATTCCAAAGACATTACTTGGAGATTCTCTCCTTGCTGACGAAGTTATCGGTCCTCTCACAGAATCTCGTACCAACCCCTGCGACTTCATCTGATCTGCTAAAATGTCGTTCACCGGATACTTCCATGTGTTTATATTTGGTATGGTTGCTACATCTCCTCCGTAGTCTAATTGATTTTTTTCACCGGCCGGTAAACTGGATGTTCCATATATTTCTTCTTTGTTCTGTGAAAAGTCCACTCCGCCTGATGCTAGTACAGTTTCTTCCTTGGCACCGTGTGCAGGCACCTGCTGGTTCACCAACGGCTGTTGCACACAACCAATCCAGAATGCGTTTGCTTGTAAATGCTCCCCCTTCGCAAATATGACCAATACTTCTGTGTCTATGTCCGGTGGCACCGCCCACATTCCATATGAATGTTGTGTTTCCTTGTAATCATATGGATCTGTCTTTGATGTAGCATTGATGCTTTTCGCTCCATAAAACGGAGACAGGTACTGGCACCAAATAACCTGACTGGGTTTAGGGTTGACTGTATTTGTAAGTGCAGGAATGTTCACGCCAAGTCTTCCCATTCTCAGAGGGTCATCTGTTACTTTTACTACACCGATGAAAGGACCCGGGTCCTTGTCCATGTATTTCTTGTCGAAATCCTTTTGGTTATCGTGCGTGTCTGTGAATCCTGCTGAACTTTTAACCATACTTTATTTTATCCTATATAACATCGCCTTTTAGAAATTTCTCAAGGTCCTCGGCGTTTTCCTTCAATTCTCTTTTCTTGTTCTTTAAATCTTCTACTGCTTCTAAATCTATGTTCTTTAATTTGTTGGTTCCTTTAGTAGCAGAATTTGTTAATTCTGGATTAGATGTGACTCCGGACTGATTATTCATCCTGTTACAGAATAGTGTCTGTGTGAACTGTCCTTGATCAAATTTGCTCTCTATCTTGTTTACCTGGTATATGCCATTGAAGAACAACTGTTCTGCTCTATATTTTTTGTCTGCCGAAAATGATGTTCCTTCCAACTCTTCTATGTCACTTGGCATTCTGTAATTCACTGTTATCATGGGCATGAAACTGTCTGCGTTAAAACTCTGCCTCGTTATGTCGAAGACCACTCCCTTGCCTCCTGTGGTACTAATCCTATCGCTGTGTATGGGAGAATACAGATCCTGACAGATGTATGCCGGATCGCCCAGTATGTCCATTTCAATTTTCATCATGTCCGCTTCTGGATTGGTAAGGTAGTCATAAAATTCCTGTGCCTTGGTGCTCTCTGCTGACTCAGTTTCAACCGAGGAACGACCACGTATTGTAGATGGGTACTGCCTCAAAGGTAGTAATGGTTCTGGATCTCTGTCTTTTCCAAACACATTTTTGAAGTGTTCTTTTATGTGTGAAAAAATTCCACCCTCGGCATTGGTACGTGCTCTGCTCCTTACGTTCCTCATGAAGTAGGCCGCTTTGTAATTAATACGTAAATTCTGGACATCTATGTTATCGCCTGTGTATATGTAGTTGTACTGCTTGTGAACATACTTGCTGAAGT